TTAGGAAAAATTTCCTATTATCGATTTTCAACTGCGTTCTCTATTGGGAAGGTGGTAAGTACGCCGGAATGAATTACAATCCTAGCGGTCATCCGATGACCGCTTTATTAAATAGTTATGTAATTCGGTGGTGGAAACGCTATACATATTATGCGTTGATGAAGAAGAATTTAAACTCTCTCATCTGTGGGTCATATTCCAAATACAATAAATTGATTGTATTAGGAGATGATTCTATCGAAGGAAGCCATCCGCACGTACACGAATGGTATACTCCGGAAGCCTCAGCCGCAATTTGCTCTGAGTTTGGAATTGTTATGACTAATGCGCAAAAAACTACCGAATGGAAGGATAAGTGGAATTTGGAGGAGTGTGATTTCCTCCGCAGGAAATTTGACCTTGACGAAGATGGCATCCCATTGCCTGTTCTTGATAAAACCTCCATCGAAACGACATTGTTTTATTGTCGGGGACGAAATACCGTTGACTCACGTCAATCAGTGTGTGATTCTGTGTTAATGGAAGCCCACTATCACGGTGAGGAGTATTTCGAGCGAGTGAGAAGGGTTTTTACAGAAACTAAAAAGTGGAAGAAATTATCTTCCTTAGAAATTAAAACATTCCGTTGGTTTCAAATTCAGAGATATGAGATGTTCCATGGAAAGGGAGTTAATATCCCTGATATTTGTGGGTCTATTGAATGACTTGATTTCGATTGGTGTGAACTACCTTCTTTATGAAAAGTGCACGAGTCAACGTAAACACGTCAGGATTTGAGACGTTTTAATCAATCCAACTATAAACCATGAATCTTTAAAAATGTTTAAAAATATTAATAAGGAAATATTTGCGGGCTCAAACTCTAATAATAAGAGTTTGCGCTCAGGCGATCAGCGTTTAAATAACGACGTTGACAATGATTTTGGTCATGTTAACGAAACCACAAAAATTGAAATCTTAATTGATGAACAAGCTGAGAAGAAAGAATTGCAACTTGGAGATCAGATTGAAGCCATTGGATTTTCCAATAAGGCTTTTGAGATGACGGAAGTATTACAGCGCAACCACATTATAAATCCCTCGGGAACTTTGTGGGACTCTAGTTATACTGCTGGATATATTCTTAATTCATATGAACTTCCTAAAGTTCTTATGAATACGGAATTTATGCGGCAGAAAATGAGTAATTTCTATGGTTTGAGAACCGAAATGGAATTTACCATTAAAATTAATCCAACCCCTTTTATAGCTGGAGCTTTAGCCGTAGTTCTACATCCTACTGGCACTTCTCCCTCTCAGTTATCATCATGGACATACTATCCACATGAACTTATTAACTTACCAATTGTTAATAACGCTACAATTTCAATCCCATATTTTAGTGAGTTAGAAGCTTACATATTGCCAAATGATGCTCCTTGGACAGTGTCATTAATAGTCGTATCTCCCCTAAGATCTGCTGCATCTTCATTAACTTTAGAAGTTAATGCTTTTGTCAGATTTAAGAATCCCGAGTTGATGGTTCCAGTTTTAAATAATTTAATACCTGGACCTACTATGACTATTGATACTGTCGTAAGTAAGCGCAGAGCTTATGCTCAAGCTGGTGAATCAAATGAACTATAAGAACAAAAAGAAGGTTTAATTACTCGAGTTTCTGGGAGTGTTGCTGATGTCCTCGAAGCAGGAGGTACAGCGCTTTCTAAAATCCCTGTTGTTGGGCCTTTTGTTCCACCGCTGACTTGGGCTGTGAGGGCATTTAATAAAGTCTCTTCTTACTTTGGGTGGTGTAAGCCAGCTAATATTGAAATTGCGAGACTTTTTACTCCAATTCCTGCCGCACGAATGTGTAATGCTGAAGGAGTGGATAATGGCGTTGTGCTGGGATTAGCCCCAGATAATACAGTTAATTCTAATCAAAATTACACTGATATGGATGAGATGTCTCTTTCCTATATTTTGGAACGAAAATACATATC